TGGACCTAAATTTAAATTTAAAAATAATGGTAATATCCACTCTTATGATTCAAAAGAAAAAGCAAAAGAAGGGTTAGAACTATTCAAGTAAATGAAAGATTTAAAAGCTAAACTTAGTGCTTTTTGGTTATGGTTTGTTTCTAAGCTTTTTCCAAGATACACACTTAAAGTTAGTTATAATGATACTTGGGGTGACCAAGATGATCAAGAATATATAGTAAAGAAATTTTACAAAAAGAATCCTAAGTTTATAAAATTTAGAACTCACGAAGGAGACTTAGTAGAGATTAGTGGAGCAGAAGGACTTAATTACAGGATAGAAGAATTATGAACCAATTATTTATAGGAATAAGTATAATACTAGGTGTAGCTGCTTATTACTTTTACAGTGAAAATCAAATATTAGCAGCAAACAACTCAGCTCTAGAAGGAGCAATTGCTACTCAAGAAGCAGCAATAGAAAGTTTACAAAATGATTTTAGTCTTCAGACTACTCAATTACAAGAACAAACAAAAAAGAGTCAAGCGGCTCAAAGAGAATTAAACAGATATAGTGATTTTATAAAAAATTACAAACTATCAGCAAAAATACTAGAAAATCCAGTTGAAATGGAAAGGAAAATAAATAATGGCACATTACACGCATTTGAGGACATTGAAAAACTTAGCGCTACCGTTGATGATCTTGATGATGGTCTCCAGTTGCAGTCTTCTACCAAAAACTAAACAGGTAGAGATAACAGCAAAACCACTTGAGAGAACTTTTGTTCAACCAGTTATGCCTAGAGAAATTAATCTTGGTGTACCACAATGGATAGTTATAACTCCTACTAACTGGGAAGCGCAACTAGAAAGAATTAAACAGCAGGAAGGCGAAGTGCTTTTCCTAGCTATGACAGTACCTGACTATGAAGTTATGTCTGTTAATATGAAAGAATTAAAACGATACATTACAGAATTAAAAGATGTAGTAGTCTACTATAAAGAGATTACTTCACCTACTGATGCACAAAAACAGAATTAAAGTCTGTAATACTTGCGATCAGTATACAAAGTTTAAGGTGTGCAAAGCATGTAAATGTTTTATGCCACTTAAAGCAAGGCTGAATAGGGCATCATGCCCAAAAGGCAAATGGGAGAAATAAATGGATTGGTTAAAAGAAAGAGTATCAGAAAGAACAAGTTGGGATGGAGCAGTACTAATAGTAGTGTGTGGTCTTGTATTGTTCACAGGTGGTCTAGCTAAAGTATTAGCAGTGGCGGGTCTAGCATACGGTGCATGGACTTGTTGGAAAGGAGAGTAATATGCCAAGTGGTAAAGGAACGTATGGAAAGACTAGAGGTCGTCCTAAAAAGAAAAAGGGTGGTAAAAAGAAAAAGGCAATGGGTGGCTTAACTGCAGCCCAGAAAAAATTGCCTAAAGCTCTGCAAGCAGCAATTCGTAGAAGAAAGAAAAAGTAATGCATTATGCTTGTAAGCCCAAAAAGGGCAAGAAGAGGAGTAAAAAACGTGGTAGCAAAAAGAAGAAGTAGAAAAAGAAAAACTACTGCTAAAAAACGTAATATACCTACTAATAAAAAACTATACGCAAGGGTTAAGGCTGCAACAAAACGAAAGTTTGCAGTCTACCCCAGTGCGTATGCTAATGCTTATCTTGTAAGAATGTATAAGAAAGCAGGAGGTAAGTATCGTCGTGGCTAGTGGTGGACTTACTAAATGGTTTAAGCAAGACTGGGTAAATATAGGCAGTCCCAAGAAAGGTGGTGGCTATAATAAATGTGGTAGAAGAAGCACAAAGAAGGGTAAATATCCAAAATGCGTACCTGCTGCAAAAGCTGCTAGAATGACAAAGAAACAGATTAAATCGGCAGTTAGCCGAAAACGGTCCAAGAAACAAGGAGTAGGTGGAAGACCTACCAATGTTAAAACATTTGTAAGGAGGGGAAGTCGTGGCCGTAAGAAAGGGTAGAAAACGAGATTCCAGATTAAAAAGAGCGGGCGTATCGGGGTTCAATAAACCAAAGCGTACGCCCGGACACCGAACAAAGTCACATATAGTTGTGGCCAAAGTTGGAACGAGAATTAAAACAATACGTTTTGGACAAAAAGGAGCCAAAACAGCTGGCAAGCCTAAAGCTGGAGAGTCGCGTAGAATGAAAATGAAACGAAAGTCTTTCAAAGCAAGGCACGCAAAAAATATCGCCAAGGGTAAGATGTCAGCAGCTTACTGGGCAAATAAGGTAAAATGGTAAATAAAATAAAAGAAACCGCTTTAAAAGTTTGGAATATAATTAATGGTAAAGATGCAGATATGGACGGAGATGTTGATATCCATGATGCCATGATAAAAGCTGAACGAAAAGCAAAGAGTACTAAACGTACAAAGGAGAAATAAATGTCTTTCAGAATAAAAGGAACAGAGGCAGCTTGTGGAACAAGTGTAGGTGCCGCATCTACATTTCAAGATTCTACTGATGTCAGATTATTTAATTCAGGTTCTACAAATAGACTTCTAACAATTGCAAATGCAGCAGATACTACTATTGGAACTATGACTTTAGCTGATGGTGAAGTTACATTCATCAGAAAAGATAAAACAGACCAAATATTTGCAGCTCATGCAGAGATATTAGGTACACCTGTTAACTGGTCGTAATGATCAACAAAGAAGCTTGGCTAGAAGGAGTTGCTATTACTTGTAGTAGTACTCTATCTTTGCTTAATAAAAAAGCTGAAGCTAATCGAGAAATATCAGATGACGATCAAATAGTAAGTGAGATTTGTATGGGGTACTTGTACCTACTACATCTTGCTCATGAAGAGGGAGTATTTACGGAAGATACTCTATTAGGCAAACCATTTAAACGAACGCTACACTAATGTTAGATATTAGTAGAAAAGATATTTTAAGTGATAGCTTTATGGATTTTCCTACAGCGGATAGATTCATAAAATTACCTATTGATTCGTATTTGGACTTATTAGGAATAGAACCTAATACTTCTCAGAAAGCATTAATCAATGCTGTAAACAACCCAAAGTATAGATTCGTATGTGCCGCTATCTCTAGACGGCAAGGTAAGACATATATAGCAAATGTCATTGGACAGCTTGTTTCCCTCGTGCCAGGTTCTAATATACTAATTATGTCACCTAATTACTCTTTATCTCAAATTTCTTTTGACTTACAAAGACAACTAATAAAACACTTTGACTTAGAAGTTACAAAAGATAATGCAAAAGATAAAGTAATAGAGTTATCTAATGGCTCTACTATAAGAATGGGTTCAGTAAATCAGGTGGATTCTGCTGTAGGTAGATCATACGATTTAATAATTTTTGACGAAGCAGCGTTAGCTGACGGTAAAGATGCTTTTAATGTAGCTCTTCGTCCTACATTAGATAAAGATAATAGTAAAGCAGTTTTTATATCTACTCCAAGGGGTAGAAATAATTGGTTTGCTGACTTTTATCACAGAGGATTTAGTGATGAGTTCAAAGATTGGGCTTCCATTCGTGCAACTTATCATGAAAATCCACGCTTCAGCGAAGATGATATCAAAGAAGCAAAAAAAGCTATGTCCTCAGCAGAGTTTGCCCAAGAATATATGGCAGACTTCAACACATATGAAGGACAAGTATGGAATTTTAATTTTGAAGAGTGTGTTGCAGACTTAAGTCAGCTAGATACTAGGAATATGGATGTATTCGCGGGATTGGATGTTGGATATAAAGATCCAACAGCATTGTGCGTTATAGCCTATGACTGGGATCAGCAAAAATTTTATCTTATAGATGAGTACATGGACGCTGAGAGAACCACAGAACAACATGCCATAGAAATTCGCCGAATGATAGATAAGTATAGTATTGATTACATTTATATCGATTCAGCAGCACAACAAACTAGATTTGATTTTGCGCAGAATTATGATATATCTACAATTAATGCTAAAAAATCTGTTCTAGACGGAATTGGGCATGCGGCCGGTATCATAGATAACGATAGATTGATAATAGATCAAAGATGTTCACAAGCATTGTCATGTGTAGATCAATACCAATGGGATCCAAATCCCAACTTACTGAAAGAAAAGCCAAAACATAATATGGCAAG